GTCTTGGTTTGTAGATAACTACGGCGATATTGGTAAGTTGGTAAACCCTGATGCGTTGACAGGTAATAACGCTTCCTATATTGACTCATATCTTGAGGGTGGTAATGGTTCCGGTAACGGATGGGTTCCACCTAGTACAGCACGACTTGCACAAAGTGACTCTAAAAAACGTGCAGCAATTGTATATGAGTACTGGGAAAAACCGTCACAACAGTATCCGTCAGGGCGATACATAGTTAGCACTAACTCAGTACTACTTCACGCTGGTCCTTGGTTGTATAAGAAGAAGGATGAGTTTCCATTCATCCCACTACGTTGGCAACCTCGTTCAGGTACTCCTTATGGACACTCCCTAGGATTTGACCTCTGTTCACTACAGCAGACGTATAACCGGGTGTACTCACGTATGCTTGAGCAGTTTGAGCAACAGCGTGACTACGTTATGGTTCAGCGTCTATCTAATGTAGGTGCTGATGCCTTTAACCATAAGGGTGATGACTACTACGACGAGAGTAGGACATACAAGAAGATTTACTACAACCCTGGTTCTTCGCCTCCAGTAGTATCTCGTGCGCCTGGCATTGGTGGTGACCTATTCCCTATGCTCCAGTACATCGAGAAGGACATGATGGACATCGCTGGATTGCATGATGTATCTCAAGGAATGGCTCCTGCTGGTACACCTGCTGAGGCTGTTCAACTACTTCAACGTGCTGATAATACTCAGCATTCCTACGTACGTGCAGATATTGAGATATCAGCTGCGAAGATTAAAGAGTGGGAGATTGCTCTTGTAGAGCAGTTTGGCGTTGCTCCATTCATTGGTAATGTTGACCAAGAATCTAATCCTTATGAGGATATTGAGCAGGGTGTCATTACCTTTGACCATATTCGCAGTGGTGGTCAGTATCGTATTGTCTACGTACCGGGGTCCAGTATGGAAGATAGCCCTGACCAGAAGTTGCAGAAGTTGCTTGCTATGCGTCAGATGGGATTGTTCGGTGACCCTGGTGACCCATCAACTAATAAGTTGGTTGTTAGTATGCTCAACATACCTGAGACCTCAAAGATTATTCAGCACTTGAATGACCAAGAAGAGGGTATGGCTCAACAGGCAATGATGATGCAACAGCAGATGATGGAGCAACAACAGGTTGCTGCTGAATCCGTAAAGCGGTTCAACCCAGAGGAAGCTCAGATGCTTTCTCAATTAGATATACAGAAGATTCAAGCTCAGGTTGCTGCTAAGACTGAAGCTGACCTTCTAAAGATGCGGGAGCGTTCACGCCTGACTCAGGAGAACGATGCTGCAAAGGGAATAGTTGATATCTCTAAGGAAAAACTTAAGAATCAAATCATTCCAAACGCCAACGGATAGTTGGCAAGTTTGTAAATAAGGAGTACGATAAATTTGTCAGACGAGATGATGATACATACACCCGATTCATCAACGGGTGCGTCAGACGGTTATGGCGTTGGAAACGCTATTTTGGACGCAGTTCGTGGAGCCGCCGACTACGATACTGTAAGCACAACAGGCGTTAACGATAGTGCTACGGTCCCAGTGGAGCAATCCACAAATGACGATAACTTCGGTTATCTGTCACAGCCAGTCAGCGATACCAAGGAACCCGGTCCTATCCCTTACGATAGGTTCAGGGAAGTAAATGATAAGGCTAAGTCTTATTCTGAACGCTTGGACAAGTGGGCTGATGTTATTAGTCAGTTTGAACAGCAAGGATTTCAATCGTCTGCTGACTTACAGAAGGCTATTCAACAGCAACAGGTTCAGGCTCAAGAAGAGTCTATTAAACAGCGTTATCACGAACTTGAATCTCAAGACTTGATTGACCCAGCAACTGCACAACTGCAGCTTGATGCTGAACTCCAGAAGTTCCGCTATGAACAGGCTATGCAGGAAGTTAGTCAGTTTATGGTTCAACGAGAACGAGAGCAAGCAGTCCAGCAGTATCCGTTGGCACAGAAGGCGAGTCATATGGTGGACAGTCTTGTATCTGCTGGTGTTAAACCATCAGATGCAGTACGTTTAGTTCACGACCAGATTCAGAGTCTTCAACAATCACTTTTGCCAGAACTTACCAAACAGGTTGTTCAAGGTCAACGTACTCCGACCCCGCAATCTCAGGCGGGTTCAGCGGCTCCAGTGGTTGGTGGCTCACAACAATCACCACGTCGGATGGGTCTATCAGAATTGATGGGCATCAACCGAAATCGAACAATGTAGGAAAGGCTAAGTAAATGGCTATTGACTTTAACGGAGCCTTGACGCTTGCGGACCAAGCAGCTATTAGCAACGACCCTCTCGTCAAGGAAATCACAAAATCTCTTCATCAGACTTGGAATGCCCTTAAGGATATTCCTCTCTATACTTCCCCATCGCTCAAGCAGATTGGTGTTCGTTACCTGAACTCAGGTATCCCTTCGCCAAACTGGACTGGCGTTAACTCTGAGCCGGTAGCGGTCAAGGGTCGACCAAAGTCTTACGAAGAGCAGATGTATCTTATTCGTAACAAGATTCTTGTAGACCACGTTCTGCTCGACCAGCCTACGAATATCATCGACCCAATTGAAGCTCAGGTACAAATCTTCCTCGAAGGTTTTGCTTATGACTTCAACGATAAATTCGTAAACAATAACCCGCTAACAGGCAATATTGACTGTTTTCCGGGTCTTGCTTATCGTATGGACAACCCTAGTGACTTTGACATTCCTTCTGAAATGTCTTTGATTGCACCAGACGCTGCCCGTATTGATATCTCTGCTAGTACAACATCTGCTACGGCTAACGCATTCTTTGCTTACCTACAGCAGTTGCTTGACAACATGAACTCCCCAGATGGAGATGGTGTTGTTTTGTATATGTCTGAGAAGGCAAAGCGTTCTGTTGAGTTTGCTATCCGTACTATGGGTATTGGTGCTGGTTTCGATGTCACTCGTGACTCGTTCGACCGCCCAGTTGAGAAGTACAAGAATGCAACCGTTCGTACAGTTGGTCGTAAGGCTGACGGTACTACGAGTGTAATCTCGGATGCTCAGACCGCATCTGGTATTACAGGTTCCGTTGCTTCCTCTATCTATGCAGTTCGTTATGGAACTGGATATGCACAGGGATGGCAGAGTGGACCATTCAAGCCAACCTACCTTGGTCTTTCCAAGGAAAATGGCATCATGCACAACGTTGTCTTCGACTGGGGTATTGGTTTGTGGATTCCACACACTCGTGCTGTTGGTCGTTTGTATTGCCGAGTCGCATAATAGAAAGGAAGAATAGAAATGGCACGTGATAAGAAGGCTTCCTTCAAATATACAACAGTTGCAAGTTATGCATCAGCAAAACTAAAGCAGACTGCCTCTACAGATAAATTGTCAACAACTATTGACATGACTGGCTATGCAGCCTCAACTCAGGTGTATGGTGCATCTGATGTGTTCTCAACGCCAAACATGATTCTTGCAGCTGCTGCAGACTTTGCTTCACAGGCAGATACTGCTGCATCTGGTGCTGAAGTTCTTCCTGGAACAAATGGGCAGAACTCACCACTGTTTGTCAAGGTTGTATACACAACTGCTGGTACGCTTACCAATATTGGTACTGCTGTATTCAAAGTTGTTGGCTCTGCTGCATCTACAGTTGCTACGGCAGGTAACCTTAGTAGTAGTCCTGCGGATGTTTCTGCATCTGTAACGGTGAATAAAACAGCCGGTACATATGTTGCATATATTCCAGTACTGTCTTCTAAGCCATACTGGCAGCTGCAGTTTACAACTCTGACATCTGCAACGACCACTGACACTGGAACTATTGCTATTGCAATGGCTGCACTCGTCAACGGTCGTGACGGTTCGGTCAGCCTCTAATTAGACTAAGGTAACAAGATGACACTAGGTGAAATCAAACAAAAGGTCAGGATGATAGGTTTGCACCACTTTGGTAGCAAGCAAGACCTTGACCCATTTGGCTTGGAATACCTAGTGTTGGAAGCTGCCAATCAGATAGCCCGTAAAACAGACTGTTTGTTTGGCAGACGTTACCTAGACTTAGAAGATGGTACAGACGAGTATTGCTCCCCTGATATGTATCGTATTAGGGGAGTATTCAAGTTAGAAGACAACGAGTACCGACGGCTACGACTGTTAGACTTTGCTGATAGGCAAGTAGACCGCTATAGGACTCAAGGTGACGCTGTTATTGACGCTTGCATACTTTATGCAACGAATAGGCTTAGGTTCCTTCCTACGCCAATCTCAAGTGTTACAAACGGCGTGATGATTGAAGGTTACTGTCAACCTGGAATGATATGGCAGTACGATACCAACGGTAATGCTGTACCTCTGGCAGATGACCAAGAGTGTCCATTACCAGACTCAGCACACGACTGTCTTGTTTTTAGTGTTCTTTACTCTCGTGCTATGCAGATGAAGGATGCTAATGTACTTGCTATATATAAGGCAGAATATTTAGATAGACTGGGTATGGTTGAATCTAACTCTGCTATCTATGGTCGAAGGACAGTTTAATGGCAACCCTGACTACACTTACATCAGAGGTTATTCGCCTCTTGAACGAAGCAACTAACTCCTCAGTAGGTGAAGTTGGCGATGGTTCAGGAACTGTTACGACTACGACCAATCAAACGATTGAGGTTTACCTCAACGAAGCTATTAAAGAAACGTGTAGGACTTGTATATACGTTCCAGCAAAAGGAACAGTTACTCAGTCCAATCCTATTATCAACTTGTCTAGCATCAGCCTAGACTCAACCTATGTACCCACTGACGCTTCAACGGTGAACGACGCTAGTAGTATGTGGTTTCCTCTAACTGTCCAATCTGGGCTTACAAACCTAGTCCACTGTAGTGAACCTACCCTAAGGGCATATGACCCCACGTTCGAGTCTACAGCGGCTGGTACGCCTAAGTATTGGTATCGCTCTGGTGATTACCAGATAAGGATTTATCCTGCTCCATCAGCATCCACTGTATTTACTGTTTATGGTTGTGGCACACTTGGTGATATTGGTGCTACATCTGTTACGGTTATTCCTGATGACTTGCAGTTAAGAATGTGGGCTAGTTACGCTGCCTACAAGTTGGCATTAAAGAATACGGATGACCCATCTGTTGCTCAACGTGCCTTCTGGGGAAATTGGTACAACGAGACTCGTATGAGATTGTGGTCTCAACTTGATACATTCTTGCGTATGCCAGGTTCTCCATTTGCAATCCCTCCAGTTACAGGTGGTTCCGATGGAAGCTAAAGACATCCTCCCAGTAGTACTTTCTACTTTGCTCACCGGCGTATCGTCATTCTTAGGCGCATCATTTACGTTTGTACGTAAAGTAGACAAGCTTGAGATTATGCTGGCTAACCTTACAACACAAAGTGAGATTCAGTATAAAGACCTCAAGAGTAGCATTCACGATATGCGAGTCGAGATTGTACGGCTGGATAAAGAGTTGCAGAATGTCAAGGAGCGACTTAGAGTCCTAGAGGAAAAGACTAAGACACAAAGATGAACATAGCCTGGAGTAGACTGGTATGGATTGCACTTGGTGCATTTATGGCTAGTGCTGGACCCGCATTCAATATGGAGTGGGAAGCAAGGCACATACCAGATACTGCCACGTTTGGTTATGTTATGAAGGCGTTTACGTTATGTGCTATTGAAGGAGTACGTGCAGGTGTTCCTGCACTGGCAACTGCGGTAATAGCATTCTTTGTACGTCAGGACTCAGATGCAAAAGTCTTTCAGTTGCAGTCTCAAAAAGAAGTAGTATTGAAACATATACGTGAGAGTTCGCCAAGTGACTTAGTTTTTGGTAAGTCAACTAAAGAGGAAATAACATGAGCTGGCTAAGTAAGTTATTGAAGAAGACTACTAATGTACCTGAAGTCAAGATACCTTTTGGTGAGGCTATGATTCTGAGTCAGATTGCTGACAACCTAGACTTTATGAGTGTCTCAGACCTTGAGAAGTTGCGTGACCTTGCGATGGTTGCTATTGATAAGCGCAAGGTGAAGAAGTGAACCTGCAAAACTTTCGCATTGAAAAGGAACCTGCACCTTCTACTGACTGGCGTGTTTACGGGGATATCGAAGACGATGCTGGGAATATCCTTGGAACGTTTGGACCTGATGGAACATCGGTTAACATCTGGTGGGTTCAGCAGGATGAAGCGTTTCAGAATGGCATCGTGCAACAGTTCGCGGTGATTATGGCTCAACAGATTATCAGTGGGCAGGCTGAATAATGGCTACTTATTACGTTCGTACAGACGGTAACGATACAAACGCCGGAACAGGGCCTGCAACAAATCAAGCGTGGCAGACTTTCGGTAAGGCTATCGGTGCAACAGGTATCGCTCCGGGTGACACTCTATACATTGCACCGGGTGTCTATCGTGGCACATACACTGCTGCATTTACAAACCCTGCTAACGCAGGGCAACGTATAACCATTCAGGGTGACCCAACTGCTAGCCAGTTTTCTGGTATCTCACCAAACCCGGTAATCATAACCAACTATATTTCAAATAATACGAGTCCAACATCTGC